CCCTACGGCGAGTCTGCGGCTGTCCGCTGGTCGGTGGATAAGGTGCTGGAGTCGTACAGAACGTGGGTCAGGCTGTTGCTTGTTAGGATTACTTGATATAAATTGATTAAGTGGTGAATGCGCAGGCTGATGCGCGGACGCGTTTCAAACAAGCCGGGAGTTTGAGCGCTGGGCTGATACCCATCGCAGGCGGACACCCTGAGCCGGAGATCAGCGCCGGCCACCACAGCAAGCGCCACCAGCTAAGAGCGTGGGACGGCCCGGAGCGACGGGCGACTATAAAAGCACTAGGAGAGAAGCAATGAATAGCGAGAATGAGAAGTTGCGGGTGCTGCTGCAACAGGCGCTCGACATGCTGGAGGAGCAAGCGCTGCACATCGAGGCGCCGATGCTCCCCGCAGCTGAGAGCCTGCTGAATCGAATCCGCGCCGCCCTGGCCGCTCAAGGAGGTGAGTGATGGACAAGCAATACGAATCGAAGCTAGCAAGTCAATGCCAAGGCGTGGCTCGCTGTCTGAGCTACAACAACAGTCATCAGGAGGGCGAGGCAAAGCACACGCTAATTGAGGCTGCTTCGGCCCTAGACAAGCATTCCGTTCGTACCCATCGAAAGAATGATGGGATTTTGATCATCAATGCACGAGGAAAATCTCGTTACATGACATGGCGCGAGCGCCTTTCCATGTGGCTGCTGCGCGGGAAACTGGAGATTCGACCATGACTGATCAAGTGCCAACCTACGACCCAATCGGCTATGACGGCTTGAGCGCTTTGATGGAGGAATGCAAGCTGGGAATGGGCGGATATGTTCGCGTCGAGAACTATGAATCGCTCTCCGCCCTCCTAGCCCAACTTGAACAACAAACCCAGTGGATCAGCGTTGAGGAGCGGCTGCCCGAAGTTGAAACCGATGTATTAGCCTGGGTAGTTAAGGGAGGCGGCAAGCGTGGTGTAGCTACCGCTGGTCTTTTCTTTGATGTTGGTGTTTCGACAGAGCCTGTATGGATGGGATGGGAGCAAGAAGAACCATTCCGCAACGGATGGAAAGTCACCCACTGGATGCCCCTACCATCCCCGCCTACCCCATAACCCCACCAATATGCAATACTAGCCCCGTACTCACACGGGGCTTTTTTATGGCCGTTTCAACCGACGATCACTACGAAATAATCACGGAACTGCGTCAGTTCATCCTGGCGACTCTGCCGGATGCAACGCCCGCGCAAGTTATCCGCGACACGCAGAACTACGCCGCGCTGCCGTATAACGCGATAACTATCGCCATGTTGTTCGATTCTGAGCTGGACTATTCTTCGACGTATTACGACGCAGACGCAGAACTTGCCGCCGTGCATAACTCAGTCGAGGCGCGAGTGCAGTTTTCGTTCTACGGCAAAGACGCGCCAAAGCGCAGCCGGATCATTGCTCAGTTGTGGCGCAACTATTACGCATACGACCGCCTAACCAAGTGCAAACCGCTCTATGTCCAGTCGCGGCAGCGCCTGCCGTATATCAACGACTCCAACCAATACGAAGATCGCTATATCTTAGACCTTGCTTTACAATACAATCCCGTGGTAACTCACGCGCAAGACTTTGCAGATAGTGCAGAGGTTGCAATCATTCCAGTAAATGAGGGTGGCTAGATGGCCTTTAACTCGATTCCAGCTGACCGCATCGTCAGCGTAGTTCCCAGCGCAATTGGAACGGGCGGCACCGCGCTGTCTATGTCCACTCTGCTTATTTCCCCCGCTACTTCTCCGCGCATTATCGGTGTGCGAGAGTTCGGCAGCGCCGCAGAAGTCGGCCAGGTGTTCGGCCTGTTGTCTGACGAATATGCGTTCGCTGAGCGCTACTTCCTCGGCTACGAAGGCGCCACCAAGATTCCAGAGCGCCTGTGGATGGCCGGCGACAAATCCGCTGCCCTGCCTGCCGTCCTGCAATCGGCCAGCCTGCGCAGCGTGACGCTTGACGATATCAAGCAGACCGGCGCGCTAAGCCTGGTCATTGGCGGCACCAATTACAACCTGACCGTGAACCTGGCCAGCGCTACCAGTTTCAGCGATGCTGCCTCGATCATCACCACCGCTCTGACCACTGCGACCGCTCCGGCGTCGTGTGCGTTCGTGGCAAGCGCACAGGTGTTTGAGATCACCACCACCGCGACCGGCACCGCCGCGACCATCACCCTGGCCACTGGCGCAATGGCTGAAGTTCTGCGCCTGAGCGAGGCAGAAGGCGCGCAAGCAGAGAACGGCACCGCCGCGATGACCGTTGCCGAGGCGCGCAGCTATTACTTGGGCTTCACCTACAACTTCGCCGTCTTCGCTGATCTGGTTGAGCCGGACTCCGACACGAAGAAAGAGATTGCCGAGTGGACTACCCTGCGTCGTAGCCGGTTTATGTCCGTTGTTCAGGACACCACTGGCGGCGCTCTGGTGGCGAACAACCCGGCATCGTTCGGCGCCTGGCTGACCGAGACCGAGCAGGATGGCACGCTGCCGTACTTCGGCAGCATCGACAAGATCGCGGCGCTGTGTGGTGGTATTGCTGCAATTGACTTCAAGCGCCAGAATGGCCGGCGCAACATCATGTTCATGCGTCAGGCTGGCCTGTCTGCTGACGTGACCAGCGAAGCCGATTACACCGCGCTGATCAGCAACGGATACACGTTCTATGCAGCGTTTGCCACCGCCAACGACCGATTCCAGTTCCAGACTAACGGTGCTGTGGCTGGCAAGTTCAAGTGGGCGGATAACTACATCAATCAGATTTACCTGAACAGCCAGCTTCAGCTTGCTCTGATGAATATGCTGATCAGCTACGGTTCGATCCCTTACAACGATGTGGGCAAGGCTTACCACCGCGCCGCCGTTATGGACCCGATCAACGAAATGATCAACTTCGGCGGCATTCGTCCGCTGGTTGACCCGGCAGCGCTCAGCCAACAACAGAAGTCCATCATCAATAGCCAGGCTGGCCGCGATGTTGTGCCTGATCTGCTGGCGAAGGGTTACGTGGTCGATATCAAGACCGCTGATGCTCAGACGCGCGGCAATCGCGGCTCTATGCCGTTTACGCTGTGGTACACCGACGGCGGCAGCGTGCAATCCGTCAACCTCGCATCCGTCAACGTACAGTAAGGAGTCGCTGACATGACAATGAGTCAGAACCCCCGCACCATTACCGCTGCGAACAGTGTCGTACTGTTCTCGACGGAAAACTACTTTTCCAGCCCGATCCAACTCCAAGGCTTCCAGGCCGATAACGCCTTCGGCTTCGGCGACGCCACCAACGGCGAAACCCGCATCGGCGTTGACGGCCTCCAGTCTGGTGGCTGGGTGTCGCATGAAGTGGCCTTCACGGTTTTCCTTGAAGCCAACTCTGCGTCCCGCATCCAGATGGAGCAGTTCCGCGCCTACTGCAACGCGCAGAAGGAAACCGAGCGCGTTACCTTCGACATCACCATGCCCAGCACTGGCCAGCGGGTCAACGCCAGTGGCTTCATGGTGAGTCACAGCGGCGGCACCAGCGCGCAGAAGCTGCTGGCCGGCACTCAGTACGTGTTCAACCTGGTCATCAACGGTGAGGAAAGCATCTAATGGCGATTCTGACTAAAGAAGTCACGATTGCCGAGGGCAGCGACGAAGGCAAGACCTTCGTCGTTTCCCAGATGCCTCTACTCCGTGGCGACCGATGGGCTAACCGTGCGGCGTTGGCGCTGATGAAGTCGGGCGTTGACGTTTCGGCGCTCAAGGGTCTGGATGGCGCGCGATCTGGCGACTTCACCGGCATGTTGGATATTGCCGAGATTCTGAATGCTGTGCTGAAAGCCCTGGGCGGCATCGAGGAACACGTTGCGCAGGAGTTGCTGGACGAGCTGTTGACTGTCGTGAAACTCAAGCTGCCCGATGGCGCAACCCGGCCAATCATCGTCCCGACCGAACACGCGCCCGGCGATATCACCAGCATTGCAACCCTGTGGAAACTGCGCATCGAGGCGATCAAGGTGAACCTAGATTTTTTGAAGGCAGGCGTTACCCGGTAATCGAGCAGGACGGGGTGCAGATGCCGCTGAATCA